TAAAAAAACGAGGGGGGGGGTATGCTCAAAGCCTGTCCTAGAAAAAAGTCAAAAAAGAGAGGGGGGGGTATGCCCAAGATGCCCTGCCTAGTTTGCAAAAAACTTACAGACGGAAGCTCACGCTGTGAACTCCACCAGAAAATGTGGGATGACCAAGCCGATGCCAAGCGCCGAGCGCGTAAGCAAGCCACAGGCCAATACTCAGGTGACTACAAAGCCAGAGCAAGGATGGTAAGAGAGAACGCCTATGTCTGCCATCTCTGCGGTGAGGGAGCAAGACTCAATGACCCTTGGCAAGCTGACCACATCAATCCAGGCGACCCAACCAGCCTTCTAGCTGCTGCCCATCGCTCATGCAATGCAAGCCGAGGCAACAAGCCACTAAAAGATTCGGTTGAAGACTGACAGCAAAGATTCGGTTCGGATTCGGTTCGATTGACTCATTGAGATTCGGTTCGGTTCGGTCAGGATTCGGTTAAACACACAGCGACAAAAAGCAAAAATTCGGTCAGGATTCGGTTAAAAACATTCTGGGAAACAGGCCCTAAAAAACAGTCGAACACTTGTTTCGAACACTTGTTCGAACGACCCTAATCGAACACTTGTTCGAGAGCCTGAGAGCCTGACACACACCGCCCGACAGGGTGAGAGCCTGCCACGCTTCGAGAGACAGACAAACCGCCACGCAATCACACACACAAACCGACAACACCGACAGACGGCAACCCGCGACAGGGTGAAGACACCCGCCACAAACCCGCGACAGGCAAGCAACGCGAGAGCCTGCCAAGGGTAGCCAAGGGGAACATATAAAGAGGCCAAACCGCCCGCAACAGACCAAACCCCGCGACAGGCTAAAACAGGGCAAAAACACCCGCGACACGCCGAAGACAAAAAAAGGCAAAAAAAAGCAAAAAAAACCAAAAAACTATGCTAACTTTGATACATAGCCAACCAGGCTACAAAGGGAAAGGGAAACACAATGTACAAACTAGAGCTAACCGCAAACCAGCTAGACGCTATCTACTACGCCATTACAGTTCACCGCGGCAGTTATGACGGCTGGAGCGACCAGGAGCTAACAGAGTACGAAGTTAAGCGCGAACTGCTAGCGCTTAGACAAGTTGAAGCAAAGCTAGACAAGTTAACAGAAAAGGCGGGCAAATAATGGACAACCAAACAGCACACGCACAAATTCTAAAATTGTATGAGCTACAAGCAGACGAAGCGGAAGACGCTTACAGATGGGCCAGAAAATACCAAACACCAAGCACCGCGGCAGCAAAAAGAAAAGACTGGGACAAAGCCCGCGAAATTCTTTTCGCAGTAGATACCGCGTTAGCTTTTTACCGCGAAAGAACAGAAAAGGAGAGCGCAAAATGACAGACCAGACCGCCAAAATACTAAACAACTTACTTGGAAAGCTAGTAATTGTTTTGGCAATCGCTAGCGCGCTTATTCTCTCGCCGATAATCGCGGCGGGTTTTGGACTACTAGGAAAGGGCTAGACAATGTTTGAATGTGGAATGGCTGGGTGTTTCAACACCGCCAAATACGAAGCAATGTTTGAAAGAGAAAAAGATGTTTTTGATATCTGTCAGAGTTGCGCGACTTACTGGCGCAAATACTGGCGAGGCCACACAGAAACACAGCCAACAATTACTAAACACGCAAATAAAGGAAGGGAACTAGCAAAATGACAACATCAACGAAAGAACAAAAACTAGCAGACAATAAAGCAGCAACCTACACAATGGAAAACGCGCATTACTTTTTAGAGCGCGGCGGGTTGCTTAGTGTGTCAATAACACACACTAGCCAAACAAACCTTAGCTACCGATACAGCGTAAAAGTTTATTACCCGACAGAGCGCGGGATTGATTCGCTATATATGAACTGGGCAATCTCGCAGCTAACAACGATTAGACAGCACAAAAACGGCGCGCTAAAGGGTAGCGGCTGCGGCTTTGATAGGGCTTACGATGTGGCCGAAACACTGAACCATATCTTTACAGGGCTAGGCCTTGAGCGAATCAAAAACATACGCTACGAATACAGCAGCCTAGGAGAATAACAAAATGAAAGACTACAAACTAAACACCTATGCGAACGACTTTGGAATCTGGCACGCTGAAATTGTTTTTACGCCGCCTATTGGCAACACAGGCGAGGCCGACAGGGTGGCAGCTAACGCAATGAGAAACGCAAAGCGACACATACGGCAAGCGATACAGGAAAGACAAGCAAGCAAGGTTAGGCGCTTGGCTTACAAGGTAAGCGCAAACACCTCGGAGCCAGGAATTGGCAGACTAGCAACGCTTACAATTTGCGAAAAATAAAACAACAAACAGAAAAGGGAAAAGAAAAAAAATGGCAAAACCTAGTATTTCACTTGTAAAAGATTGGTGGGTTGCGTATGAAAGCGACCTAGTTAGTTTGTCAATGGGTAGCGCAGTTTTTGACGGCGATTACTGGCGACTAATAAACAAAACAACAAACAAAAAAAAGTATTTCTATGGTGAGTCAGCTTGGGCAGACTCTCGCAGAGAAGCAAGCGACCTAGATTCTGGCGCTTGGTCAGCATAAACAAAACAACAACAAACAGAAAAGGGAAAACAAAATGAAAACCTACCAATTTGAAAGACAGTTCACAGTCTGGCAGCGTGTAATTGTCGAAGCCAAAAACAAAGAGCAAGCCAAAGAGCTAGGCGATACGGAACTAGGAAACGGCGGCGGATACCTTATGGAAGAAACATTAGAACCAACAGACGAAACCTATTTAGAACAAATCTAAAAACAACAAACAGAAAAGGGAAAACAAAATGAATAACGAAACAATCACAATAAGCAGAAAAACCGCCGTTAGATTATTTCTACATTTGACGGACTACTTATATTATATTGACAACCTAGACAAAGAAACCCGCGACAATGTCGCCGCGCTTGATGAACTTATCACCGCGCTAGAGTACGAAGACGAACACCGCGCAAAGGTTGAAGAAATAGAAAACGCCAATATCAAAATGAACCAAGAGTTCCACGCAAGGCAAGCGGAAAAGGCGGGCGAATAAATTGGGAGCAATGAAAAGAGAACTAGAAAGATTGGCGGATATTGTTATCTACGGAAACCCCGAAACAATCGAACGGGAGTTTGAAAAGGTTAGCGGGCTACACGATAACGGCGCACTTGGATTACTAGCCTACGCAATAGAGCAAGCGCGTTATATGTCTCCGCTTTGTGAGTGTGGCGCTGATTATCACCTAGGACTAACAGAGCGCTTTCCGCAATGGATACAAGACACAAACGAACAGAGCGAGGGCGCGACAGTATGAACGCGGAATGTACTTGCTGGCTTGATGAAGACCCAAAGCCTGCCAAGTGTGATGGTTGCTGGGAGTTTGATAATGTCTAACCCAAACCGCACCCGCTACCTAATGGCAGCGCAACGGGTAAGAGTAAAGACAGACCCGCAACCTACACCCGAAGCGCCGAAGCTAACAGCGGAACAGCGCCGCGAAATGTACGCGCCTAAGTCCGCGCTAGAGATAATCCCGAAGCGCGCACCAATGCCGATAAGAGCAGCAAAGACAACCGCAAAGACTGGCGGCGTATTGTTCGCAATGCTTACCGCGATTACGGCGGGCGTAATGATAGGAGAAACCAAAAAGGGCATACGCTCTTAGACACACACGCAACAAAGGCAACCCGCTTAGGCTACGGCTTAGGCGGGTTGTTCTTTACCCTAGACGGCAGGGGCAGGCCACGCCCTAGACAAACGCAACACAAACGCGCATTAGATACAGGCAAGGCGACACGCTCCCGCCAATCGCTACCGATACACACACAAAGCAACAAGGCGCGAAAAGAAAAGGAAAGACCTTGGACAGGGGGACAGGGTAGCCACGCCACGCCCTAGCCACTACGCCCCTAGTCTGCCCCTATGCCTAGCCCTGCCCTATGCCCAACAAACAAACACAAAGCCTAAGCCTAAGAGCTTGAACCAATAACCAAACCGCTAGAGGGTAGGCCATACCCTAAACGCCATAAACGCCCGCTACGAGGCACGAAAAAACACACACTAGAAATCACTAGGCCGCTATTCTGGCGGGCCTTGTACAGGCCACACAGAGCCTAAAACACTACCTATACACGCTACCCCCTAGGCGTACCCTGTGGGGTGGGGCAAATCTTAACCACTGGCAGGCCACCGACACCCCGCTCGCCCGCTTGCGTGTTTCTTCTAGGTTCAAAGTTTTTCTGATAGCCTTGAAAACAAAGGAAGGGAAGACCTATGCCAAACCCAGCCAAGCCGATTGAGCAAAAACGCCTACTCGGAAACCCTGGCCACCAAACTTTGCCGAAAGCAGGCGAATTGGCCGAAATATCCCCAGGACAGCGCCAACCAGTTAGAGAACTCGGTCAAGACGGCCTACAACTCTGGGATGATGTCTTCAAGTACGGCTTGCCTTGGATTGGCGCGATAGATGTTCACCTCTTACAGATGACATGCGAGCAATACGACAGGCGGCGCGAGATTATGGAACGCTTGCAGAACGACTACGACTGGCACTTATACAAACAGCTCAATGACTTAGAGAGCATCATCTCGGCGAACATCAACAAACTCGGTTTCTCACCAGAGGCTCGGTCAAGACTCGGTTTGGCAGAAGTCAAGCGAGAGTCAAAACTAGAAGAACTATTTGCAAGAAGGACAAAGCGTGAGCTTGAAAAGCGTCAGTAGCTGGCCACCTATTTGGCTTACGCCAATGACTGAGGCCGAGATTTATGACGGCGAAGGCGAAGACATCGTTGATTTTGCCGAAGCGTTCGGTATTATCACCAAAGACTCGGTTGCAGGCAAGGCGGGAAGCCCAATGGACCTTAGAGACTGGCAATCAGAGCTTTTACGCCATCTTTTTGCTCACGATGACAAAGGGCTAAAGAATCGGGTCAGTCTTGTAGGCATGCCAAGGAAAAACGGCAAAAGCTCGCTGATGTCGG